TGTCTTGTGTTTATTATGTTGTAGATTCAGACGGCGATACTGTTATTGAAAATGAATCTATAAGTCCTATTTGCGGCAATTATGTAATATTTGAATCTAAAAAAATACATAAAGCAGGATTGCCACAAAAGCACAATAAAAGAATAGTTATTAATGCTATTTTTGAAGTAGAATAATAGAAAACAAGATATAACCATCGCGCTCTGTAAGAATATAGGCGCGTAATTTACCTAGTGAGGAAAACATGGCTATCTTTAATAAAAATACCCTTCAACAAGTATCAGGCTTTGACAATGAAATCATTGCAGGCGAGCTTGTTTATAATCAAAAAACCTTTTGGAATTTAGCATTTAACAATGGCGGATCACCTGTCGATCTTACAGGCGCTACTATTGATGCTACAATCATTCGCAGACAATTAAGCAATATTCGCGATAGTCGTTATGGACTTACTTTTGATATAGCAGATTACACTCCAACTCCAACACCCGTTGCATTAACTATTTCAAATAGAGTGGATGCCGCAGGCACATTTACTTTAGTAATTGATGAAGGTGCATGGGGCGTTATAGCATCCGATCCTCAATTAGATATTAACGCTGAAAATTGTGTAGGCTTTTCAGGTCGTATTAAAATTTCATTTCCAGCTTCAGGATCAACTCCAGCTCAAGATATTATTATATTTTTATTATTTTTAGTCCGTTCTGACGGCGTGGTGAACTAACATGACTACTTATTCTATTGAAGTAACTCCAACCTCTACAACTGAAATTATTATTGATCGAGGTATTGCGGGATCATCAGGATTATCAGGCTATTCAGGCTATTCAGGATATAGTGGATTAGGTATTTCAGGTTATTCAGGCTATTCAGGATATAGTGGTTTAGATGGGGTTGCGCAAAGTGGCGTGTCAGGGTATAGCGGTTTTTCGGGCTATTCAGGCTATAGCGGATTTTCAGGATCAGGCATTTCAGGTTATAGTGGTGCTACAGGCCCTCAAGGCATTAGTGGTTTTTCAGGCTATAGTGGCGCACAAGGCGATTCAGGATTTAGTGGGTTTTCAGGCCAACAAGGTTTAAGTGGATATTCAGGTGCGGTTGGGTCTAGCGGTTTAAGTGGTTTTTCAGGTATATCAGGATTTTCAGGATGGTCAGGCGAGGTAGGTCAATCAGGTATATCAGGCTATAGCGGCTTCAGCGGAGCGGTTGGCGATTCAGGTATATCAGGTTTTTCAGGCTTTAGCGGAAGTGGTATAAGTGGTTATAGTGGATGGTCAGGCATATCAGGATTCAGCGGCGATTCAGGTTTAAGTGGCTTTAGTGGTTTCAGCGGAATATCAGGTTATTCAGGAAGCGGTATATCAGGCTATTCAGGATTTTCAGGTTATAGTGGCCAACAAGGAACATCAATTAATATTATTGGCACAGTTCCTAATCCAGCATCTTTACCACCTAGCGCAAATTTAAATGATGCATATATTGTAGAATCCGATGGTGATTTATATGTATGGGATGGATCAGCTTGGATTAATGTAGGACAAATTGTAGGCCCTGCGGGTGCTAGTGGTATTTCAGGCTATTCAGGCTTCAGCGGTATATCAGGGTTTTCAGGTCAATCAGGTGCATCAGGCTATAGTGGTATATCAGGATTCAGCGGTGAGGTTGGAGCTTCAGGCGAAAGTGGCTTCAGCGGATTTAGCGGTATATCAGGTTTTAGCGGATTCAGCGGTGAGCAAGGTTTGTCAGGCTTATCAGGATTTAGTGGCATATCAGGCTATTCAGGATGGTCAGGTGAAATAGGTGCGAGCGGAATCAGCGGCTATTCAGGATTTAGCGGATATTCAGGCATTGATGGCCAATCAGGCTTTAGTGGTATCAGCGGTTATAGTGGTCAAGATGGTGCGTCAGGCTTATCAGGCTTTTCGGGTTATAGCGGTTCAGGCGTTAGTGGTTATAGCGGTTTCAGCGGTTATAGCGGTATTTCAGGCTATAGTGGCGCGACACCTACAGGCGCAATATCAGGTATCACTTCTATCTCAACACCTGAATATATTGATTTTGATATTAACTCACCTTTTACTACACCGATTGAAGGCAGACTAACTTATGATGATGGCGATGGTGTTTTAGCTTATGGTCTAAAAGGTGGGCTTGTTACCTTACAAATTGGCACTCAAGAATATGCTAGAGTTTATAACGATAGCGGAACAACGCTAACTAAAGGCCAAGTTGTATATATTTCAGGCGCACAAGGCAATCGAGTAGCAGTAAAATTAGCAAGGGCTGATGTTGAAGCAACATCTTTTGGCACAATTGGTTTAGTTGCAGAAACAATAACTAATGGCAATGAAGGCTTTATTATTGTTTCAGGCGCTTTATATAAACTAAATACTACAGGTTTAATTGCAGGTGCGGCAGTTTATTTATCACCTACAACGGCAGGGGCAATAACTACTACAAAACCTCAAGCTCCTCAACAATTGGTAGTTTTAGGATGGGTTGAGCGTGTTGATAATATTGTAGGTTCTATTTATGTAAAAGTTGATAATGGCTATGAATTAGAAGAGTTACATGATGTTTTAATTACAACGCCTGTATCAAACAATAGCACTTTACTTTATGATAGCTCTGTTTCTGTTTGGAAAAACCAATCACCTTCAGTTGCTTTAAACGCAATACTTCCAAATCAATCAGGATATAGTGGTTATTATCTTGTATCCGATGGCGCTAGTGGCGCTTATTGGGGGTCGGGCATTAGCGGTTATAGCGGCTATAGTGGCTATAGTGGTTTTAGCGGGGCTGAAGGCATAAGTGGTTATAGTGGTTATTCAGGATCAGGTGTGTCAGGTTTCAGCGGCTATAGTGGTTATAGCGGAATTAATGCAACTAGCACCGCAAGAGTTGTAACTGATTTCACACCGACTGCTGGACAAACTGTATTTACTGTTTCATATACTGTAGGTTATTTAGATGTATATAGAAATGGTGCTAAATTAGCTGATGCCGATGTAGTAGCAACTAATGGCACATCATTTACTATTAGCGCTTGCACTACAACTGATGTTGTTCAAGCTATTGCTTACACAGGTATTAATATTGGTGTGTCAGGATTTAGTGGCTTCAGCGGCTATAGTGGATTTAGCGGTGAAATTGGCGCTAGTGGTTTTTCAGGTATAAGTGGTTTCAGCGGAGCAGTTGGCGCGTCAGGAATTTCAGGTTATAGTGGATGGTCAGGTGAAATTGGTGCTAGTGGTTTGTCAGGATATTCAGGCATTTCAGGATATTCAGGCTATTCAGGCTCATCAACTGGAGCTTTAACTTACGATACATTTACTGCAACCGCATCTCAAACAACATTTACTTCAAGCGCAAGTTATGTTTCAGGTAAAATAGAAGTGTTTGTAAATGGTGTAAAATATAGAAATGGAACTGATGTTACTGTAACAAGCGGAACTTCAGTTGTTATGGCAACGGGATTAACTTCAGGGGATTTAGTCGATTTAGTATATCCAGTAGCATAAAGGACAATAATGCATAAGACAAAACAAGATGCTTTAGCGCATGCTAAACAACACGATCAACAATATTATAGATATTTATTATCTAACAATTATGAGCGAGCGGTTTTTCTAAAAGGCGATCCAGTCTATCCTAGAGAAGCCACTCGTTATCTTTGGGCTAATCGCAATCTATTAGGTAAAAACATACTTGAAATAGGTTGTTCTACAGGTTACGGCTCACAATTCCTTCCTAATGACATAAATTATATAGGATTAGATTACGATCCTATTATTATTGGTGTCGCACGCGAACAGGAATGGGGCTTAAACACATCTTTTACTAATGCTGATATAAACACCTATCCTTTAGCTCAATATGACACCATAATCGTTTTTGAAATGATTGAGCATATTGATAATGGCCTTGAAATAGCACAAAAACTGAAACAACATTGCAAGCGCCTTTTATTAACAACTCCGTATAATGAGCCTAAAGGTTTTTGGGGTGAGCATCATAAACTTCATGGCTTAAACGAATCACACTTTCCCGACTTTCAATATAACTATATCAACGAACATGGCTACATTTCGGAAACTTTACCCGAAGTTAATGACGAAAATAAATTTAATCTTATGATTATGAGGTGGGATCGTGGCTAGTGTTTTATGCTCTATAGCCACTAGAGGTCGTTACCAAACTACTTTACCTTTAGCTCTTAACTCTATAATTAATCAGACAAAATTGCCTGATAAAGTTATTATTTTTGATGATAATGATGCGCCTGAAGATATGCGTAACAATAATATTTATCAGCATTTATTTAGCATTATGAATTATAAAGGCATTAAATGGGAATGGTTATATGCTGGTAAAAAAGGTCAACATCATATTCATCAAACGGCAAATACAATGGGTTATGATTGGGTGTGGCGAGTTGATGATGATGCAATACCTGAACAAAATGTATTAGAAAGGCTAACATCATTTATTTATGATGATATAGGCGCAGTTGGGGGCGCAATATTAACTTTGCCCATTAATCCTGATACTTCTAAATGCACAGGCAAAATAGAAGATATTGATAAAGAACCTAATATTCAATGGGCGGAAATAAAGCCAATAAAAGAAGTTGAGCATTTACATTGCTCTTTTCTTTATCGCGCAGGTGTTCATGATTACAATTTAGGTTTATCAAGAGTGGCGCACCGAGAGGAAACATTATTTACTTATGGTTTATACAGAAAAGGTTATAAACTTTTAGTTATTCCTAATGCAAACACCTGGCATCTTAAAAATCCTAATGGCGGTATAAGATCAGAAACAAATCAACAACTATATCAACATGATGAATTAATATTTAGAAATACTTTAGCTTATAAAGACAAAAAGATTGTAGTGCTAAATTGTGGCATGGGCGATCATATTGTATTTAAGAATGTATTGCCTGATATAAAAAATGCTGAAATATTTACTTGCTATCCTGAAATAGTAAAAGGCAGGCCAATATCTGAAGCGCAAGCATTATTTGGTGATTTAGATCAATGGAGTATTTATAAAAAGATGGCTGAATGGAAATGGACTGATAGCTTGGAAAACGCATTTAGAAAATTATATATATGATTATAATTAGTCCTTATGCTAAAGCTTTAAGAAGTGGAAAAACAAATCCTAAAAATTATCCTTACTGGAAGGAACTCATTAGATTAATTGATGATCAAATAGTTCAAGTTGGAATTGACGGCGAAGAGCAATTAGTTGATGATTTTAGAAAAAATTTATCATTAACAGAGCTTGGAAACCTTGTAGATCAATGCAGTATATGGATAAGTTGCGATTCTTTTTTTCAACATTTTGCTTGGGATCGTAAAAAATATGGTATAGTGCTATGGTCTGTTTCTGATCCGAATATTTTTGGCCATCCTGAAAATATTAATCTTTTAAAGGATAGGAAATATTTGGTTCAAAACCAATTTTTATGGTGGGAAAGCACAGATCACGATGCTAACAAATTTGTTAAACCCGAAGTAGTGATTGAAAGTTTAAATGCAACCCGACCATGAAACTATCGACAGTCTTTTCGATTTTCTACAAAATAAAACAATCAAAGATATTGACGCTGATTTTTACGATGATAAACATTATTTGGTTATCGTATTATCTTGTGGCTCTGTCTGTTATATATCTTCTAGCAGTAGTTTTTTCATGGCTATCGAACGCCATATTGTTAATTAGTAGAAAGAAATAATTATGGATATGCAAGAACATACGAAGCATGTATTAGATACAGTTTCGGGAGTTACAGTTCTAGGAACTGTTATGAAATTTTTACCAGCTATTGCCGCATTGTTATCAATAATTTGGTATTGCATTAGAATTTTTGAATGGGCGCGTTCTAAATTTAAAAAATAAAATGCCTTTAAAAGATAAGAGCAAAACGAAAGAATATTTAAGGGCTTGGAAAGACAAGAACCGAGAAAAAAATCTTTTTCAATTAGCTCGACATCGTGCCTTAAAAAAAGGTATTGAATTCAATATAGAAATTTCCGATATAGTCATTCCCGATATATGTCCCATTTTGGGACTTCCAATTAAAAAAGCCATTGATGGTAACCGAGATTTAAGCCCTAGTCTTGATAGAATAGATAACACAAAAGGTTACATAAAGGGTAACATTCAGGTGATTTCTTTTAAAGCTAATGCTATGAAATCAACTGCTGACAAATCAGAATTAATTAACTTTTCTAATTGGGTGAGGGAAAATTATGAGTAAATATTCGGAAGCTGGAAAAGGATCAACAACTAAACTTAAACAAAAGAAACAATTTGACGAGAATTTTGATAAAATTTTTGGAAAAGATAAATATTATGATTCAGACGATGCATCGGATAGTTGGGATGAAGATCGTATGGATATTATAGGCATCAACGGAAACACAGGCGATCACTACATTAAATAATGTAAATTATACTTTACATCCGTTTTCATTCAAGTTATTGATTTATATAAAAAAAGTGAAAACAATTTGCATGAAACTTTAATAAAAAAAGGGGCAATTAAGCCCCTTTAGTTTAATAACAATCTGTAACGATAATCATTACTTGTTCATTACATACATTGTTACTTCAAAACCGAATCTCATTTCTGTAACTGCTGGAGTTGTCCACATAATATTCCCCTTTAATTAAAAAAATACTGCAAGTTAATTATGGGCTTTTTGCAATACAAAACCATCAGTAAAATCATTAAAATGGCAAATCAGTTTTATCTTCCGCGCCACCTTGTTTAGGTTGCGGTTCTCTCATTGTTACCCAACCATCAAAATTGACAGGGATAGATTCTATAAGAAGTGAAGTGCCGCCTTGTTTATTGCTCATAGCCACACCGACTTTAGTCCAACGAGCTTTTGTTTCACCATTAGCGTTAGTGTATTCACCTGTTTTAGCGATTAAATCATGGGTTATTGCCATTTTTTATTTCCTTTAAGTTATTAACGATAGTTTCTATTTCAGACAGAAAAGCGATCACCGCATTCTGCATGTTATTAATATATTCATCATCTCGATAAATACGCTTTACGAATCCTTGCAGATGATCAGGCATATCAGGATCAAAAGATATAAGGTCGCAAAATTCTTTTTCAGGCATGCAAGCTAATTGCCATTGCACTTGGTCATAATATTGTTCTAATTGTTTGCCGCCTGTTAGGATGTTATCCAGGTGGTTTTCAGGATTGGGTATTTTAATCTCGATCAATGAATTTGTGGCATCACACACCCCATCGGGGCTACATTGAGCGCCATCAATTGTAGGATGTAAAACAATCGCTACTTGATCCACAAAGGTATTATATTTAACTTCATACCAAGCCCTAGCCATTGGTTCTAAATCGATTCCTCGTTGCATTGCAGGCGTTTTATAGGTATCTAATTTCTTGCCTGTTAATCGTTCTCTAATAAGCTCATTTTTATATTTGCGCTTAATTAAAGATTCAGCACCACCTCGACCTTCAGTCAATACATCCGATACTCTTGAGCCGCCAATTTTACCTATTCTTAAAGCCATCCATTCGGGACTGCCTTGTTCTATACCTTTTATTATTCTATCCATTTAAGTTTAAGTTCCTATAAGTTACGCCGTCATGCCATTGTTGATCAATTGATTTTTCATAAAGCTCTATTACTTTTTCAGGGTAAAGCATTAAAGGCTTTTGATCCTTAAAGCAAAAAGCATATATTAAAGGGCATTCTTTTGAATCAAACCATTCTAAAAAATGCGGTAGCAGTTTAATTTCACTTGCCTTTATATTAGCCGTTCCCTTAACCATAACTAATCCAGCCACACCTTTATTATTAATATAAAAATCAGGAAGATTTCTAATTAAAGGATTAAGGTTATAAAAGTTAGGAATAGGATCATTCTTTTCATCAAAGCCTAATCGTCTATAAAAGTAACCTTTGGATTGGCAATAAGCTTCAAATAATACTTCCGCTATATTAACTACATTATTTCGTTCTTTATATGAATAAGCGCCATTCATAGTCGAGGGCTTTTAATCTTGCCATATAAAGGTGCTAGTAAATATTTATCACCTAGCTCTCTTTTTAGCATTTCAATTTTTGTTCTACGAGCTTCTATTTGTTCAATCTCTTCAAAAGTATATTTAAATTGAACGCCATAAAAATTACTGTTTCTTAATCCGTCAATCATAGCTCCGCCTTTCTTTTATCTTTAGCTTCAATAACAAGTTTAGATAAAGTGCGATCATTTTTAACTTCGCCCATAACAAAATTATAGTTAGCCTGAAGTTCCTCTAAAGTTTGTGAATGAGTAATTTTTTGAAGATAGTCTGCGGCATTAAGAGCGGCTGATTGACCATCATCATCGTCTGCATAAACAGATAAAAGCGCTGATAAACTATAGCGGCGAATATAAGAAACGGCCGATCCTAATCCTTGTGCATCTTGCTTTTGTAAAGGGCAGACGGCAACATCCTCAATCCACTCCCCTGAACTATGGATTAAACGAGTTGTAAGATGTAGTTTATTGTCGTCTGAAGGGCTTAATGATTGAAGTATGGCTATATTATTATCATTGAGCGGCTTTTTAACTGCATCAATAACTGAATTAATATTAGCGTATTTGGATTTGTAGTGAGGATTGGTAGAATCTTTAACGGCAAATTTAATTTCTTTTTGCGCCGACACTAAAGCTTCAGCAATCTGTTTGATGCTTTCGGAAGTTTTCATCTTATCTTGTCCTTATAAAAGTTTCTAAACTATATTTTCTATTGTAGCATCATAGATTCGTTTAGCCCAACTATTAGTTTCATGGTTGTTATAAACATATTTAGCCATATCTTTAATAGCTTTATTAAACTCATCTCTAATACGGCCTAGCTCATCATCTTTAGCATCAAATAAAATACTATGAATCTTGCTAATAAATGGGCCTGAATCTTCAGCATCAGCATAAAGATCGCCCCAGTTTTGACATTGGAAAGTTAAGTAATATTCAATCAATTCTTGCATATTACGAATTTGATCATCATCGCCATAAAAATCAGGATCAGGATGATGAAGTGCTTGGATATGTATCTTATTCTCAACTGCAACTTGATCAGACATAATGTCCTCTGTAAGTGATTGATTTGTCGCCATATTATACTCCTTTTAAGAATTTGTCTAGTAAAGGGTATAAAACATATAGCCATAAACCAAAATATGCATATACGGCGATAGCATAAATCACTAATTTCTTGTTTTGTGTTGTCATATTATTCCCCTATTTCAGATTTATAAGGATCAATTTGTGTTTGAACATACTCATAGTTACCACTTTGAGAATTATGCTTGAGTTTTGAATTTGGTGCAACAAACTCGTATTTGTCGGCAGTCCAGTTATATTTAAGTTTGGCATCTTTAGGTGCGTAGTTATATTTATCTTCGACCCAATTGTAGCGAAGTTTAGGTGGATCGCCTGCGAATGATGCAATTGGTAGTGCTATTAATAGTGCGGTTAGTAGTTTCATATCGTTTCCTTTTTTGTTGTTACAGGTGCTAATATACGCTTTTCAATATTTGTGTCAAATTTTTTTAATGCGCAATCAAGAACACCTGGCACAGTCTTTGCTTATTAAATGGTTTAGGCTTCAATATCCTTTAATGGCTAAATGTTTATTTGCTATACCTAATGGCGGCGCTAGGCATATAGGAACGGCTATTAAATTAAAGCAAGAAGGGGTTACGGCAGGCGTAGCCGATTTATTTCTTATGATTCCAGCGAATGGCCTACATGGGCTATTTTTAGAGATGAAAAAAGAAAAAGGTGCAAAATTACAACAAAATCAAATAGAGTTCTTAAATCTAGCAGAATCAATGGGTTATGGTGCTGAAGTGGCCTATGGATTTGAGGAAGCACAAAAAATAATACAAAATTACTTGCGCGAAACATAAAATTTGTTTAATAATGAAAAAAGACAAGATAAAAGAAAGGCTATAAATTGCATTATTATCAACATAACATATCAGATTACAGGGCTGATACAGGCCATTTAACCTTGTTAGAGCATGGTTGTTATCATCAATTATTAGATCAATACTATCTTAACGAAGAGCCACTTCCTAAAGATATAGACAAAATATATCGATTACTTTCAGCGAGGACTAATGATGAAAAGACTGCTATTCAAAATGTGCTTAAAGATTTCTTTATTGAAACTGAAGCTGGTTTTATTCAAAGACGCGCTGATGACGAGATAAAGTTTTATCACGATAGAGTTGATCTAGCCGCTAAAGCAGGGCGTATAAGTGCCGAAAAACGGGCTAATTCCAACGGGCGTTCAACGATCGTTCAACGGGCGTTCAACCAACTAATAACTAATAACCAACAACCAATAACTAATAACCATATAGATATATCATCCGATTTTGATATATTTTGGCAAGAGTATCCAAAAAAAGTCGGTAAAGAAGCCGCAAGAAAATCTTGGAATAAGATAAGACCTAATTTACAAGATGTTCTTAAAACTTTAGCTTGGCAAAAACAAAGCAAGCAATGGTTTGAGAAGGGTGGACAGTTTATTCCTAATGCAAGCACTTATTTAAACCAGCATAGATTCTTGGATGAGCCGTCTGTATCAGTAACATTTTAGGAAAGAAGATGGTTAATGAAATATTATGTTTATCAGCACTTATGTGGGGTGAAGCAAGGGGTGAAGGCAATATGGGCATGGTTGCAACTGCTTATACTGCGATTAACCGCAAAGCCGATCCAAATTATCCGAAAACTATTTGTGAAATAATTAAGCAACCTAAACAATATCAATTTATCGATTATGGGATGCCAACTAAAACACAAATAGCATATTTAGAACCGCTTGCAAAAGCGATTTTAGAAAAAAGGATAAGTGATCCAACAAGGGGCGCAAAATGGTTTCATACTAAAAATATAAAACCATATTGGGCTAAAGATAAAGTAGTTAAGTTAGCATATAACAATCACATTTTTTATTAAAGGATAAGAAATGATAATACAAGCTAAAAAATTACAAGGAAGGCCTAAAAAAGAAAAAAAATTCTCTTTATCATATTTTGAATTTAATGCTTTAAAAAAATATGGAGCAGTTAAAGTAAAGGGTTATTTATTAACAACAAAGGACAAAAAATGACACAAGATACAACAATGGGCAATTTAGAAACTTGGGTTCGTCAGTTAAATGGCGAACTCAATGTTGAAGAGATTGCTAGAACTAAACCCGAACCAATTCCTGATTTAGTAGCACCTTATTCCGTATTTTTAAGAGCTTATGACAAAGTAGGTTTATGCGCTCTTACCAATCCTAGACGCTTTGCTAAATGCAATGTAGAATTTGTATTTGATGGCAATACTCGAAAATTAAAGAATGTAAGATTAATTAATCAAAATGAAGCATAAAGAACCTAACACTAAAGAATGGCTTTTAAAAGTCCATCGACAAGCACAAGTTGATCTTGAGTATCGAAAACAATTAGCGCAAGATGTTAATCAGCTTGTAGAAGCTTTAGATTGGATGGTTGAATCTTTTACTCAAGACGATGCAAGATGGAATGATGTTCCTTGTGTTAGAAATGCAAAAGTAATATTAGAAAAACTTAAAGGATAAGATATGAAACAACATAAATGTCACAAAGAAATAAAATTAAATGATACACAAGGACATATTTTATCTTTTACAATTATTTTTGGAAGTTTAATAAGTGCTGTATATTTTTTTGGTGGCTGGGGAATGTTTATTTGGTTTATGTTTGCATTAGCTATATGTGCGGCAGGAGGATAATATGAAACAACATAAAAAGAAAAAGAAATTAACTAGAAAAGAATTAATCCGTAGAGCAGATTGGTATTACAACAGATTAGCCGCATTGATGGGAGCAAGATAATGAAACAACATAAATGGCATAAAGAAATAAAAGCATGGGCTGATGGTGCAGTTATTCAAACAGATATATCAGAAGTAAAAGAAGAGCCTATTTGGATAGATGTTCATTCACCAGCATGGGATATTAATGACGAATATCGCATTAAACCACAACCTAAAACTCCAAAACAAGCATGGGACGAAGAACTAACAAGAAGCTACAAAGAAACTATCATTGAACGATTAAGAAATGATGATAAGTTTTATGATGAAGTGTTTAGTGCTTACGATAATGTTAAAGACCATGAAATTAAACCACAACCTAAAGAGCAACAATATTTGTATGTGTTTAAGCAATGTAATACTGATGAAATAGACATTACTATTAATGATGAAAGAAATAGTGATATGGTAAAAATTGGTCAATTGCAATACATAGGCAAAATTAAACTAGAGGTGGAAAATGGAAACTAAAGCCTGGTTAATAGAAGAGTTTAATAATAATAATGAGCTTGTATGGAAAATGATTTCTTTTTTTGAGCCTGACAGTTTAGAATGGATGCGCGACCTTAAAGGCAAAAAGCATAATTTAGTTATATCAGAGCTTGGAGTTAAAAATTCTAAAACTATTAACGGCATTGAGAAAAAATATGACAGTAGTAAATTTGTGGTTGGCCTTTAAGATTGTTGGTTTTCTTTTGTGGGTGGTTATATTCTTGGTTATTGCATTCGTCTTATATACCTTATGGGAACACTTTAATGACTAAACTTATAGATTTTGCAATCAAAATATTAATTATTTGTGGGCTATTTGGCCTGATGCTTGGAATATCTTTAATGTTAGAATTGACATTTATCCGATGAGTAATTGTATGGAAGTCTTATTTCGTTATATTGTGTTTGATGATTTTGGTGAGCCAATTATTCGCTTTAGAACAAAACATGAAGCTGATTGTTATATATTGCATAGACCTAATCATAAGATTAAACGATTGCCACCTCAACCTAAAGAAAATGTATTTGATTTAATAACTGAAGAGCCACCATTTTGAGCCACACACTAATTATTGTTACAGGTTTAATTTATACCTACATCAGCATCGAGCAATTTTGGCTTGGTAACAATGGCATGGGTATTTGCTATTTTGGTTATGCAATAGGAAATGCAGGTTTGTATCTAATGGCTAAATAAGGAACTAACATGACAAGAGAAGATAGAACAAGAAATACAGAAATACCTTTGTATTACTGGATAAGAGAAAAAGGCAGTATTAATAATATTAAAAGTGGCATGATGTTGGGATATAAACCTACAGGATGGCATATCGCAACTGAAGTATTAAAGCGATATTATCAGCTTAAGGGCGTTCACCCTACTAAAGAAAATAAGTTTGATAAGATAGTTTGTAAAGCCGCTTATAAATTTGGATCGTTACCACAATTTGTTGAAAATAATTTTATGATTCATGTAGTAGGTTATTATGAATTATGAAAAGATATGTTATTTGTTTATCTTTTATTTTTTTGTGTAGTGGATGTGCAGAAATAGCAACTAGCGTTGCAATAAATACAGGTTTTCAAGTAGCTGGTGAAAAGTATTTAATAGCAAATAAAAAGCCTGTTATTAAATGCAATGCAATAAATGTTTTAAAAGGGAATAATTTTTGTCGGGTAAGTCAAACTTATAAGGTGTCGTATGCTAGAAAAAGATAAGATAGGATTTAAATCTATGATGGATACAGTAACAACTCTTTATCAAAAGCCTAATTTAGATATAGATACTTTAAGAGTTTGGTTTGCTAAATTAGATAAATTTGAATTTAGTGTAGTTACAAAAGCTTTCGATAAGTGGGTTGATAATAATAAATTTATGCCTACTGTATTTGACATTTTACAATTATGTCGCGAAAAGCCAATTGAGTTTGCTCAACTTCAAGCACCCAAACTAAACAATCAACAAAACAAGGCGCAAGCTGATAAGTTATTGGCTATGATCCATGAGAAAATGCCTGTAGAAGATAAGAAATTAAAAGACATGAGAGCTTGGGCGCATAGAATTATTGCTAATCCTAAAAACTATCCAGCTATATCTTTAAAGACTGCTAAAGAAGCATTGGCGGCAAAATGATTGAAGCTCAAAAAACATACAGAGCAATTAGGCATGATGTGGTCAGGCTAAAACAAAAAAATAATTTAGATGAAGTTCACCATCCTGATGAAAAAATTAATCAAATAAAATGGGTTTTAAATAATTTAATTCAACAACAAGATCATCAAATATTAGAATTATTCGCGGGACAGGGTAATTTAACTAAAGTTTATGAAAATTATGGCCAAGTAATTG